TGTCTGTCTTGCAGGCGTACCGTGGATTGGGAGTGGGTAGCGCAGTGCTTGCCGCGTTGATGGAGCGGGCGCAGGAGCTGGATTTTTCAGAAGTTATTTTGCATGCCCAGACGCATGCAAAAAATTTTTATAGCCTGCACGGGTTTGAACAGGAAGGCGATATATTCTTTGAGGCAAATATTCCCCACGTCATCATGCGCCGCAGATTCGCGTAAAGGATAAAAAAAAACTTCAAAATCTACGAGAGAATTTTGAAGTTGTTTCATTTTTAAAAGCAGCTTTATGCTTTACACTTAAGTGGTGCCCAGGAGAGGCAACCTATATCCAGCACGGGCGCGGCTCTCCGGATTGTTGGCGTAGTTTTGGTGTAACTATTCTTATCTGTGGCTTAGTTGCTACAACTACTATGCCACTCGTTTCTCCTGAAATTTCTCCACCCAGGCTACAACTTCACATGCTTTCCACATTGGAAATCCGCGCCGACCGTCCTTAGTTGGGAGTCGGATTGCCTGTGGAAACCCTGCGATAGTGACAACGCGCTCGCTTACAACCTTCTCACTTCTGTTCAGGTACGAGGCGATGTGCTTAATAGTCCACAGCTCACGCGGGTTGATACGTTCAGCCAAGGCCGAGACAATTTGATCGATCATTTCAGAGGTCATCAAAATGGCACCTGATCCCATGCCCACTCTGGGCAACCAACGGCCTGAACCTCATGCGGCGGTGCAACATGACCAGCCACGACACACACTCGGTTCTCAAATGACGCACAGTTGGCACACCTTTTATTGGCTACCAATGATTCCCAGTAATCAAGCTCGCGCCGAATAATACAAACCTTGACTTCAATTTCTGAAATTTTCATTTTGTTGCCTGATTAAGTACGTATTGGAGCGCATCACCAAACTGGCGGCGCGTGAGTATTTTTTGCATGTCGTCCGTATAGTTCAGGCCAATTCCCATAGCCTTTAACGCATCGCCGGATACGCCTAGTTTTTTGGTCGTGAGGAACCTATTCCATGTGCAGACCAAACCATTCAGTGCGTCATCCATTGCCTGAATCCCATCTTGCTGATCAGGCCAGAACCGACGAATGCAGACCATTCCTGTATTCAACCGAGCTGCCAGCACATGTAATGCGGATTCTGTTGCAACGCCTCTGCTTAGCAGGTCGAGTTCCTGGTGGGGAATGAGCTGCAAATTGGACTCAACCTCGTGGCTAAACCTAAATATCTTAGGCAAGACGATTGGACGGAACTGCGGGCGGCGTTTCAAAACTCCTCCGAATCAAACGCAAAAGCAGAGATTGCTTTAGATACACCAGTCCGTCTTGATCCCATATCAACGCGCAGAATCTTCCAGTATTTACCGTCAGGTCTGACCGTGACCGTATCTGGTGCTGGAATAGTTTCAGCCATTGCAAGGAATTCGCTTACTGTTTCAGGGCAAGGAACACCACGATCCCAACACCAGGACACGGCATGCTTACGCACAAAAGATCTCTCATCCATGAGTGGAATCCATTCATTAAAGGTAGATACGCCACAGAAGTACGTGACCTTGACCGATGGCGGGCGACCTGATTTTGTGTGAGTGGCGTATTCAACCCGATCGATTGAAACGGTACGGGGTTCTTCAAGAGCCGCGATAATGACTGCATCAGCGGCCTGGGTACCGTGGCTTGCGCTGGACTCCCACTCATGCTCGCAGCTCGGGCAGATCATCACTGACGTATGCACTAGCTCATGGCACTTGGGACATTCCTTAACGGGTGCAACAGATAGGGAGTCTCCCTTTTCCCCCTTGCGCTTTACCCGGATCTGGTCGATTGGGCCGTGTCTCTGGATATTTCCAGCAAAGTCCAGTACCAAAGTGTTTAACTTCACCCCATCTTGGCGCAGGCCGCGTCCCATGATCTGCACGTACAGGCCTGTAGACTTTGTTGGGCGAAGCATTACTAGGCAGTCGATTGAGGGGTAATCAAATCCGGTGGTGAGTAGCATTGCATTGAACAGTATCCGGGTTTTCCCTGATATGAATAGCGCTATCTTCGCATCGCGCACACCACTTGGCATATCGCCCGTCACGTAATCAGCGCTCCAGCCGCGAGCCTGTGCCGCAAGGGCGCAATGGTGGGAGTGATCAATGCCGGCACAGAATCCGAGTATGTGCTGCCGGTCATGGGCGAGAGTAGCGATCTCATCCAGAGCGCCATTGATCAGGTTGTCTTTGTCCATTGCTCGTTGAAGTTCGGCCTCAACAAACTCGCCCCCACGGGTATGTACTTCAGATAGGTCTGCCTTCGTCGCGCCATTCTTTGCAACCAGAGGACACAAGTATCCTTCCTGAATCAGATCTCCAACAGAAGCCTCATAGGACACGTCTGTAAAGAGTGGGTTTTCTCCATCAGTCAGCAGGCCAGAGTCCATTCTGTAATGCGTGGCAGTCAACCCGATTACTTTCAAGAATGGGTTATGCACGCGCAGACCGGCGAGAAAACGACCGTACATCGTGTCTGCCTTCTTGCTGACTAAATGTGCCTCGTCGATCAGCACCAGATCCGTGCCACCAAACTTGGTAGGTAATGAATGGATAGACTGGATACCAGCTACTGTGATCTGTTTCTTGACCTTCTGACCTACGCCAGCCGACCATATCCCTATGGGTGCGTCAGGCCAATACTTAATAATCGTCCGTGCGTCTTGCTTGATCAGCTCCTTTGAATGCGTGAGTACGATAATCCGCGTGCTGGCATAGCGTTCAATCGCGCCTTTCACGAACGCTGCCAGCACCAGGCTCTTGCCGCTACCCGTTGGCAAGACAACTAGTGGATTACCTTTCTTGGTCGCAAAGTAATCGTAGATACTCTCGACCGCTTCGGTTTGGTATGGGCGCAGGATCATGCCAGACTTCCTGCTCTGTATAACGGTTTTGGAGAATTATTCGAGCTGTTCGCTATCGCAAAATTACCTGTCTTGACGATGTACCCGATCTTGGTTGCTCGCCTTGTTACTGCACCCCATGCCCTCAGATCCGGTGGGGCAGGTACATTTGTGCAATGTTCGCGTAGCTGCTCAATGGTGAATTCTTTTGAACAATCAAATCCAATGATTGCTAGTCGCAAACTTTCTGTGGCATCAAATATCCATCCTGGAGCTACGTGGTTTGCATGATCTGCTGCGTGCGCAATACCAGCCTCTGCGGCAGCTTGTGCGTCTGTATATTGATTTGAATTATTTTGATTTGGCATATCCAGTCCTTAAGAAATAATCGATCCATCGAATTCCGTTCTCAATTTCTCAACCATAGGGTCGCAAATAGACCGATGATCTTTTGCATCAGCTATTTCCTTGCTTGAGTAAATCGGGATGGTCTTGTGTTTATGTTTTCCGACAATGAATTCACGTTCGTTATCGGTTCGTTTGAATTGAATCCACCCATCACCTGAATCGATAGGCTCGGCATAGGTCAATAGGAACGGTAGGGGTAAGTGTTCGGCGCAGCCGGTACGCTGTACTTCAACGGTCAGGTCTCGTTTGTGGAAGTCACATGACCAGCGTGCATCCCCATCGCGCTCAGGTGTCGCGTATACACAAGTACGGCAGGACAGGGCAGGGACTTGATGGTTATGGCATACCGTCTTTTGTGCGCACCAGTTGCAGGTGAAATACTTTGGGTCATCCCGCAGTTTTGGTGGGGGAGTGGCTGTGAAAATGATGGCCTCTGCCTTGGCAATGAGCTTTTCAAACTCAACCAAATCAAACTCAAGGCGCTCGGTATAGAGTTCGTCCGTGTTCTTGTTAACCGCCAGGTAAAGCATGCGGGTAAGTTTTGCCCAGCCCGCGTAGACAATCATCTGCGCATAGTGCTGTGGCTTGGCGACTTTCACACCATTAGATTTCAATTCTTTAAATGACTTGTCGGAGTGTGTCTTCATTTCTACCAAGTGCGGTGTCTTACCCCCGCCTGGTATATGTAAGGCCACGGCATCGAGGTTGCCGCGCATGTGTCCATGCACATCCTGATACCCAAACTGTTTGCCTGTTGCTGGATCTGCATCCCATACCTCACAACCAATAGATCTCAGATCCTCAATGAATCGTGGCTCAGCTAAGTGGCCTGTCTGAAATAGGCGTAGCATGCGGCCTTCAAATGCTTCTTTGGTTGACCATCTAAATGAGTACCATAGGGCGCGACTGCATTCTTGCCCGATAGCAGATCCCCCCAGGTATGTTCGTGGCTCTTCTTTTATGTTGCGCTTCTCGTACTGCTTATAAATATCAGTCGCTATCTGGTCTACGTATTCGCTCAGGTCAGCCATTCGGTTCTTCCGGTTAGGTGTACCCGCCACGCGGGACGGGTACGGATTGCTTATGCCTCTGGTTCAATCGCGCCAGACTGTTGCAGTAAGGCATCATCCTTTGCCTTATTCTCTGCAATCATCAGCGCATCTAAGGCTGCTTTGCGTGTTAAAGCAATTAACTCTGCAACAGAGTCATAGGGCAATTTCCCTAAGCTAGTAATGATTAAGTTGATCTGGTCTAAATTAAGATTCAGGTTAATTACTACGTCTGATGGATTCATGTCGCGCCTTGGTAAAGTCGTTGTTGAAGAAGGTAGCCCTCAAGCTCCCAGATTTTGTTACGTGCATTTTGGTAAGAGATCTTGCGACCGATCATTAGGTCAAAGTTCTCTCTACTTACAGTTGCAGACTCACCGCGAACGGTGAACCCATTGACCAGCGTCAGCTCGCAAACCATTACCTTGCCGCTTGGCAATACGGTGTAACTTTCATGGACAATCACTGCATCAATTCCTACAGGGTTAATTCGTGGGGCATTTAGCCCCTTATCCTGTATCTCCTGCTCCAGCTCGTGTTCTGAGTGCATGATTATTTAGCCCAAGGTGGTGTTGATGATGCAGGTGCAGCGGATGGAGCCTGCGCTGCACTAGCATTCATTGAAGGAGCAGATCCCGCGTAAATTGGCTTTTGTTGTCCAACAGACTCATACTTTTTGATCACATTACCCTCGCGCTTACGGTCATCAATTTCTACCGCTACGGTGATAAGAAGGGGCTTGTTATGTAGCTCAGCGGAGTCTTTTGGCTTTGGCACACCCACGGCACGGCAGATCGAGGCAAGCTCACGTTGACCAATATCTACCGCGATTTGGTTCGGGTTTTCCAAGTTCATACGTGCCCAGACCTTCGCACCTTTGCGTGCGCCTTCCAGAACCTCAAAGACAACTTGCAAGAATTTGCCCGTGCCACTCTTGGTTACTTTCATTTCCGAGGCGGTGGCGATCGCCACGTACTGACCTTCTGGAAGTGCTGAAAACTCTTGCTGTTCAGGGATGGTGTCTGCATCAAAACCGGATAAATTTGCCATGATGTAATTCCTTTAAGTAGTTCGATAATTGAGAAAATCTCATTAGTAGGTGCGTAAAAACTCACCCCCGGTTAGAGGGATTGAGTAAAACTCAACTCGTCAGGCAGCAGAATTCGCAATAGCTTCTGCAAACGAATTCCAATTGAGGGGAAGACTTGGAGGTAGGTTGTATCTGTTCTTAGCCAGGTATGCGGGCGTCTCTGCTGTGTACAGTAAACGTTCACCAGTAGCTAATCCTCGGGATACTGTTTTATTGAATCCGACTTCCTCTTTTTTAATCAGAGTTTTGTAATTGGCGAATAGGACACAATCGCACCACTCGCGTAGGAGTGCCGATGATCGTTCCATGAGCTTAGGCGAGTATCTGTCATAGGGTTCTGTCTCAGGTGAGTCGAACCGTTTGATCTGGGAGTGACCAATCAAAATAATGCTCATGTTCTTGTCATTGCGTAATGCAGACAGGCCATCAAGCACAGTGCCCCAGAGCGATGACAAGATAATTGCATCCTTGCCGTACCCCAGATCCTTATCTGAATACTTTGCCTCCATTTCGCGCCTGAGTATGGCCTCAAGCCAGTCAGCGCTATCCAATACTAATGTCTGATAGTCATGTTCCTCTGTATATAGGGTTGAAATTGCACCCAATACATCAGCACTACTCTTAGCAATTGGAAAGCTCGACGTATCAATAGATCCGAGTCCATCCTCTGTGCGGATAAAAATAGGATTGGGCGCACCGGCACCGAATGATGATTTACCAATGCCCTCTACTCCGTAGATGAACATACGCGGAGCTTGGATATTCTTGCCCTTCTTGATGGTACTTAGATCGAAAGCCATATCGTTCCTTATGTCGTTGGGACAATGATTTTGTTGGGTAATGCAGACTCGCCATTCATGTCACCCGCTGTATCCTCTACTTCAGTGACATTCTTACTGCTAGACAATACGGATTGCAGTAGCGCATACACTAGGCCATGCGCGTGAGATTGTTGGTCAATCTCTAAGCCGAAGTCTGCTGATACTTCTACTTTTCCGTTCGGGTCATCTGTGATAGTGATTGATGCTGATGCCATAGGTTTAATACCCCAATAAAATGTTAGCTAGACCAGCGCGTTTGGCCTTCTGGTACTGCCGGCGTGTGCCGGTACTTACGACTGCGCCCGTGACGGTGCTAATTACTTGTGATCCGGATATATCTTTTCCTACCTTGTGTATTGGCTTACCCGTGTCGTACTGACGGATTGCGCACGGGACAAAACCTATAGCCCTACGTAGACGTTTTGCTTTTTGTTCATTCATACTGCCCCCACCATCTTTACTTCAACAGCAGTCTTCGCTGGTTTAACTTCCATTGGCAACAGCGCGTAGATCTCTGGCTCGTTTTCGCGCAGATACTTCACACCTGCCTCATCTAACTCTGGCTTCATCTTGACTGGGCGCATTAGCTCTGGAATCTGGTTCTTGATCTCTTCCCACTTAGCCCAGTCCATCTTGCGGGTTTGCTTGCCTGTGATTGTGATCTTGAATCCATCAGCATCAACAGTCTTGCTGCCTTCATCTCGCTTACCTGTGATGGCAATGATCTGCTTTTCAATATCCAGACGACTAGCATTTGCTCGTCCCTCTGCCCCCTTGTATTCCAGCCATGCCGCGCTTAGTTCGTTTATATTCATACGATTCCTTCAGTATTTTGTTGAGAAAATATTAACTACGCTTACACAATAAACTTTAATCGAGAAAAACTCAACCTTTTATTTAAAAAATATCGCCACGTTGTTTAAACGTAGCGACAAATTTATTTATTTATTATTACGCAAGCAACTTGCGAATGATGACTTCCGTTACACATCCGATGATTTTGACACCATCAGCCATGTTGAAAGAAGGGAACCTCATATCATCAGCAACTAACAGGTCAACACCAGCCTCGCTCACATACTTACGCAGTACCGGCTCTGAGGAACTACCAATGATTGCCAATACAATTTGCCCTGGCGATGCTACGCGTCCTTGGCTTATCACAACGATAGATCCAGCAGGGCAGACGCTTGCTAGTGCATCGTTAGCAACAAGCATCGCTGCTGCGGTTTTGTTTGGATAATGCCCGCAAGTTTGGATTAGATGTGTGGAGTCGTTTAACTGCCACATGCCAATATCCGTTGAGGATACTAGCGGTACATGGTAAGCGGATTCTGTGGTCGCACTATTTTTTGATTCTTTATATACGGCATCAGATCCTAACAACCAGTCGGTTGTGACCCGATAACGTTTAGCTAGTGCTAGTAAGTTTGTAGCGCTTGGTTCAGTCTTCCCAGCCTCCCATAAGTTAACAGCACTAGGAGATACATCACATTCCTTTGCAATTTGACGCTGTGTGATCTCGGGGTGAATTGCTGCCCTCGCTGATCTAAGTCTTTGTGACAGAACGGATTTCATATTTAGTGCCTCTAGGGCTAGGTTAATTTTCGGTATTTCGTTCGTTCGATATGTCGTTCGTTTTCTATACCTCAATTTTAACATAAGAAATAATCAACCCATATACCCTAAATTGAGTAATAATGGACGTTGAGCTTTTCTCAATGGACAATGAAATGAAACTTCGAACAGACAAACTTCCTTTTGGCTTCACCACCATAGGCGTGATTAACCTTGCTGGTGGGAGTGGGGTCGTCGCCCGTGCCTGCGGGATTTCCATTCAGTCGGTCACGAAATGGCGATACATACCAGGCAGACATGCTCGTACTGTTGCCATCGCTGCTGGCCTTCCTCTGAGTATTGTTAGGCCTGATATGGTAGTCGCAGAATGAGCAAAGAACAAAACGAACCCGTAGTCTCACCATTCGCTGAGTATGCAAATAAATATATTGCATTAGGCATCAGCATTTTACCCATTGCACCAAACAGTAAGAAGCCTGGGCAATGGACTCAAGAGCACGGCTGGCGCGGCATGTCGGACTGGACGCGATTCAATAAGCGCTTGCCGACCGAGATCGAGATAGCCGAGTGGAGTTCGTGGCCGGGGGCGGGCATTGGCGTTGTCACGGGCGAGCTGTCTGGCCTCGTCGGCATCGATAAAGACTACGACATTCCGAATGGTGGGAATGACGCGCTGCATGCCATCATCCCGTACAGCCCATTCATCAAGAAGGGAGAGAAGGGTTGGACACGGTTCTTTGCGTATAACGGCGAACGTTCTTGCAGCTTTAACGTAGGCACCGAGCGCGTGCTGGATATTCTGTCAGATGGTCGTCAAACGGTCGTGCCACCATCGGGGCATCCCTCTGGCTGTTCGTACATTTGGATTAGCGAATCGTCTCTTGCAGAAATAAATAGCATTGAAGAGCTGCCAGCGCTTCCCGCAGACTTTATGGATCAGGTCGAGCGCGTACTCGCGCCTTACCAGACGGTCGAGGACAAGAAGTATCAGGCCAAGAAGATCGCGCCGCAAGAGGGCACCAAAGAGATTGACACCGAGCTTTCTATATCTGCTGGGTACTACAAAGACCTGAACCGACTCGCGTTAAATGATTTGCAAGCATGGGTGCCGCGCCTGATCCCCACTGCCATTGTGCACAACGTTGGGTACCGCTGTATCGCCACATGGCGCAAGGCCGAGAATCATAACGTTGGCATTCATCCGGACGGTATCCGTGATCATGGCGGCAACTACGGCATGACTCCACTCGATCTCGTGATGTATGCGCGACAGATCCCATTCGCACGCGCTGCCGAAGAGCTGCGGGAGTGCTTCGCATCAGTTGAGCCTGCGCCTATCGTGTTCGGTGGCATGGCAAACGCGGAGCCGCCCAAGCCCAAGCCTGCTCTGCCGTGGCTCAAATCAATTGTTCCTCCCGCACCTCCCACTATCCACGTGCCAAGTAAGACAAGCGTTGATCTTGAAGTCGCTATGCCTTCGTTCATTCTGAACCCTCCGGGCATGCTGGGCGAGATCACGCGTTGGATTAATGCCACAGCCTCAAAACAACAACCCGAGCTTGCGGTTGCTGCTGCCATCAGCTTATGCAGCGTCATCATGGCGCGTAACTACGTGACACAGATTGGTAACTACTCAAGCCTGTACATGATCTTGATTGCTAAAAGTACAGAGGGTAAAGAACACCCCCAGGACTGCATTACACGTGCGTTAGCTGACTCTGGCCTGAGTATTTTGAATGGTGGATCTGGGTATACCAGCGCGGGGGCGGTGCACACGGCCTTGCTCAAGTCGCCCAGCCATCTTGTAGTGATCGATGAGATTGGCAAAATGATCAAAGCCTCGCGCTCAGCCGGCAACAGTCATGGCGAGGCCGCAATTGATAAGCTCGTTGAGGCTTTTGGCAGGTGCGGGGGCGTGATGGCACCACCTACGTACTCAAACATGACGGGAAGCGATAAGGTTTCTAAGAATTCAGACCGTACCGTTCATAACCCAGGCATCACCTTGCTGGGCGCAACTACTCCAGATACCTTCTATGCCAACTTGACAGACGACTTGGTGAAGGACGGGTTCTTAGGTCGGTGTATTGTGATCCAATCCCATCGTGCTCGCCAGCTCACGCAGTTTGTCGAGAAGACTCCACCGCCAGCAAATATTATTGATTGGTGTAAGTCCGTTCATCTTTCACAGGTCATTGAGGGTGAGGGAAATCTTTCCACATTATCCATTGCTGAAATTCCAGCACACCGCACACTTCTGCCGTTTGATGATGCGTGCCTTCCATTATTTAAAACTCTTGAGGCGAGCTTAAACGAGGCCAAGGACGCAGCAGAGGGTAACGGGCTTGATACCATACTTGGTCGTACCGTTGAGAAGGCTATGCGTCTTTCTATGATCGTGGCAAAGGCACGCGATAAAAAGGCCAAGACGATTACTGTGGCTGATGCTGAGTGGTCAATCGAGTATGTGCGCTTCTACGATATGGCGCAGGTGAGGGCGATTGAAACTGAGAGGTTTGAGAATGAGTACCAGGCCACAGCAAAACGCGCTATTGAAATTATCGGGCGTGCGAAGAAGTTATCCGCTACAACTAAGAACCTCTCACACAAAGTCGTTATGCGCGATGGTGCGATGCCACATAGTGCTTTGCTTCAGCGTATGAACATGACTGCCAAGCAACTTGCAACGCTAATTGAAACGTTACTTGAAACTGAGCAGATCTTAGTTGCTCCAGCAGGGGACTTTAAGGGGGTTGTGTATCGAGTAAATGATTGAGAAAATCTAAACTAAAGTAATAAAAAAAGAGGCCGCGAAGCCTCTTTTTTATATACTGAGAAAAATTAATCCTCCTCATTTCCTGCATGCTCTAGGGCATGTGCAAGTGGTGCCAACAGCCTACATAATCCTGAATGTCCTGGGGACATTAGAATAATTAAAGATTCCAGTGCTTCTGATACATTTTGTACAGTTTCTATAGTGCTAGATCCGATAAGTGGGTTGCGTTCTGACATATTGTCATATCCAGTTTGGTACGTTCTGATTGCAATACGCTGATGTACGTATTGATATTTTTCCCTCATCTAATCTTTGTTAGATGTTTTTTAGCTGACCACATTAGTTCTATTTCTAACTATATTGATATTTATCGTTACCATTTTGTAATGCAATTCTACTTTAGTTTTTCTCAATTAAAAATGGTTTATTAATTTTTTTTTTGGTAAGGATAAATATTCTTACTTCCCTTCGGTCTGCCTGGTCTTATATGCCCAGTGCCACGCGGATCTGCATTAGGAAAGAAGAAGGTATAGCCCTCAGAAATGATCCAAACCTGACCAATTAATCGCGCAGGCTGAAGCTGGCCTTCTCTGCACATGTAGCGCAGCCGCTGTACTGGTATCCCCTCGCGCTCTGATACTTGTTTAAGTGAAAGAACATCAGCTCTGCCATACAAGAAGCTCATGTCTACGGGTACCTTTTTATCCATTTTTGCTCCTTAGTTTGGATTCGGTTTCCCATACAAACCAGTGGCGTGATTTATTAGGAGTGCTTGCAATAGCTATTTGCTCATCATCCGTTAACCCGACCCATTCACGTTGCATTTTATAAATAGGTGAACAAGTATGTATATGACTTTCATCTCCTAGCTTTTTGCCGCATCGCTGACACTTGCTCAATTTTTCATCTAGTAAATAAATAGCATGCTGCACCATAATTGTTGACGGGTTTGTCAGTGCTTCTAATGCTGCTTCAAGGGCTTCACGCATTGTTCTTCTCCTTTAGCTTGGATTCAGCCCACCACGCAGCAGATTGAAACGCCTGTCTCGTTACCCAATGTTCTTTTATGCCTTCATCAATCTCCTCATCCGTCAACCCAACCCACGGCTTTTGTTCGGTCATCTTTAACAACAACTGTAGCCTGTACTCCGCCAACCCTTTCAGCCTTTTGATTTCATCGTGTACATTTTTGTCCGATTTCTGTACACGTTCTTTGGATGTGTTCACATTTTGCTGTTTTGTATCCATATACTCCCCCGCCATATGCGAAGCTGTACGGTCAAATCCGTGGTCTTGTTCAGGCTTGGCTAACTCATTACGCAGGGCTGTTGTTGCAGCATCCCATTTGCCCCAGTCTGTATAGATATTCCCAACGTCACCATATTTTTGACAAGCAATATTCAAAGCATCCAAAGCTTGCTGTAATAGTTCACGCATCAGTATTCAACCTTATCAATAGTGAATTCATGGAGGCATGATTCGCACGCTACGGGCAATCCATTTAACTTATCCCAATCGCCTGAAAATATGTGTGTGCTGATGTGGTGTTCTGCATCGTGATATGGATCAGACAAATCATTTTCGCAATCACAATTTGGGCAATCAACGGTAAGCGACCAACTCAAGTTTGCTATTGGTTTTTGTGCAATTTCTTCACGCATTTGATTCTCCTGTTGCTTTGGCGAGCGTTTGGTTGGCAATGTTTTCACAAAGGTTTAGTTCACGCCTCCAATCATTCCCACTAATTTGCGCTTGTTTAACGCTATGGCTAATTGATTTCAACGCCTTCACTAACTCAGCATTTACCTCAAGCAATCGACGTAGTTCGTCTGCTGCTAGTCGTGGTGTTTGAAAATCAAAACCAAGTGTGTCTAGCGTGGCAGCAAGCCTCAATGCTTCTAGTTGGTTAGTCATTTGTTTGCTCCTTCAGCCTTGCGTTTTGCAATAGCCTTATCCAGTTCTGCAATTTGTGGCATTCTCAATTGATCCATGATTCCCCATTCAAGATGGGAGTTTGACATTGCCAAAAGTTTGTCTCTATGCAATTGCAAAGCGTGCAACACAACATCATAGTCAGGCTCGTTATCTTCATCAGGTTGGTTAGTCATTTGATTCTCCTAGTGCATAGAGTGGGATATTTTTACCCCAATCTTGATGGTGCAAATTTCCATACGTTCGATCTTTCCACGCAACAGGCTCCAACGCACGCAATTCACGGGCAGCGGCGAGTGCCTCATAATATTTTTCACATTCACTTGAAACCAAAACCATTTCAAGCGCATCAATAATCAGATCAAGTTTGCTCATTTGTCATTCCTTGTTCCAATCCAAGCCAATACAACTAAGGCAACTATTTGTACAGTAGTAATGATTACGATTGCTGTGTTGTTATCCATAGTTATTTCTCACCCCTTGCTCTGATTGCTTCGGCGCAGTGATCAGTCCATGTTCGTTCGTTATGATCCACTTTTCCCGTTGCATATTCATCAATCATCATTGATTCACACAACTTCGCACAAGCTTCACGCTCATCCTGCCTGATTAGTTCTACAAAGCGTTCAAATTCTTTTTCAGCATGTTCAATTCTGTATTCACTTATCCCCGCTTGTTCAGCAAGTTCTTTGATTCGTTCGTTCATTCCATTACTCCTTCGGTCAATCTAAACAAACTCCCCACAACTACAAATACCAACACACAACAAAACACAGCGGCTGAGAACGGTAAGAGGGCTATTGCGAGGAGGTTATCTTTCATGTTCATTCCTCGATCTCGCTCATCCAATAATGGAATATGCAAAAGATCAGCGCAGGGACACATCCAATAGCCACGAGAAAGAGATACTCTTGCAGCTCGTTTAGGATTAGATTCATTCCTCCACCTCTACGGGGTAGGATTTATCGCCGATGCGATTGTTACCTGCGGCTATGTTTGCGGCTTCTTCAGTACGCCAGTGAGTGCCCTGACTATCTGGATACAAATTCACCCAAACAGTGCGCTTCTTTGGAGCCATGAAAAGGTCAGATTTGTTTTCATGCGCAGGGTATGAGAATCCATTTGGGCAAGTGGTTTTAATACGGCGATCTAAAAGAAAAACAACTTGTTCATTTAAAAGTTGAGCCTTTGGAGCATAAGCAATAAACTTCGCCTCACGCCCATCACGCGTAACAATAGGATCACCAGCCTTAGCCCGTTCTAAGTCAAAAGGTTTCATTGCTCGCTCCTTACAGCGCTACCGTCTGGGTAGAACAATGTATTGCATACCCGGCTAGGTTTATTCAGTATGTCAATCGCGCCTGGTCGAATTGGCAGCTCATGCATGTGGAAGTATTTCAGGGTAGGGCGGTTAATGCGGTCAATCTCTGCTGGTTTTACTTTCTGTGGTTTGGGCATTGTTAATCCTTTGATAAGTAGATCGCACCGCATACGACGATGCTGATAACGGTTGCTATGGCGATAAGGCCGAGCGAGGCAAGAGCAAAATAGACCGCGAAATATTCCATGTTGCGTTTTCCTCAATCAGATGGTCGCGAGAAAGCCTGCTGACTTGCGTACTGTTGTTCCTGACAAATTAAACGGATCATGTGCCCTGGCAACAAACATTGTGAGGTCAGACTGTGGGGCGACCTCTTCAGGCTCCTTCGTCTGTATGTCAGCCACATCGATCAGTGACACATAAACTGCCAGCCGGCCTCGGTGCCGATCTCCTTGACGAGTTATGTATCCGAGCTTCTGGAGGGTGCCCAGGTTGTTGTAGACGCTAGACCGGGAATAGTTAAAGTGTTTCGTAATGTCATCCGAAGTCTTCCCGGCCTTGCAGTACGTTAGGATTGACTCTTGTGTTGGGTTAAGTTTGGTCATGTTGGTTCACCTGTTGCTTTTTGGATTGCTGCGCGGGCATTTTTGACTGCCTGCACTATAAAGTCGTCACGTTCCTCATCCTGACAATTGGAAAGCATGTCCTTCAACGCCTCCAACAACTCAGGCGCGGCAGCAGCATCAAGGGCTACCTTGGCGTCTTCAAGGAAAAATTCACCGTGATATTTCCACTGGTCTTCTTCATTTACATTGCAAACGTCGGACTGTATTTTGTTCAATGCTCGCGCCGCGTTAACTTGCATCGGTGTGTACTGGCTCATGGCTGCACCTCCCGCGCCTTGAGCATTGCGTCTGCCAGTGAATAGGCGAGGGCGCAGAGTCGCTCCCTTGTAGATCCATCCATATTGCGGCGCATCATCAACGACTGCATAGCCTTAGCCGCAAAGTAATCACGCAGGCTCATGCCGGTATCACCCCATATAGCGCCGTTCTCTGGATTGGTCGGAAATGCTGGTAAGTTATTCATCCCACCCCCTAGTTACAAACAGTGACGCAGCTATTGCCGTTATCGTCGCAGCAGGTTGAGCAGATCACGACCTGACCACCGACCACGACAGAATTAAATGAGCAAGCTGCCCAGGCTGAACCAACAACGCAGGCCAAGAACAGGCCAAGTAATGTCTTTTTCATAACAATCTCCTGTGAGATGCAAAGACGCATCGGAAAAGGTCTGCCCCTTTCCGCTACACCCTCAATAACCTGCTATCCAGCCAACAAAAGGCACAGCGCCAAAGAACACCGTGACCGCAAGCACCGACCAAGCCCATACCTGCCAACCTGGCATGTCCTCAGATCCGGTGGCATATCCACCGACTGCCGTGTGCCAATCACCTAACTTCTGGTATTTATTTCTCATTTTTCACTCCTGAGTCGAGAAATTCTCAAGCATACGGGCGCAAATAGTCTGGCTATGGCCTGTAAATTGAGACGTTGAGGAAATTACATATAGGTCTTGTGCTCGCCTGTCCTGCCCACACCAGCGGATACTGACCTCTTGCCCAGCCTTGTAACCGACTGGGATTGTGGCCTTAGCCGAGATCCGGGCTGTCCTGTACTTGCGCTCAGCATTAGCACTGACGGACTCAATGATCTTGTTCATTAGGCTTTTCATAATGTCACCTCCTGCGGCTCGACTTCGATGGTGTAGCCAAGCTCCTTGATGTACTTAATGGCAGTGGGTGTCAACGACTTAGTACCAGCCAGTCCGGCAAGTGCATTAGCCTTGGCACAGACTGGGTATATGACACGGGTGCCGTAGATACTGGCAATTCTGACTGTGATTTTCATTCCACCACCTCGATACTGGAGAGCAGCTCGCGCACATCCTGTTCATAAGTCGGTGCGTCTTCAAATACCCCAGCATCAAGCCCCATTTTGAGCAAGAGCAGGGTTTCTTTTGAGTAGGAGATCATGCGGGCTGTCGCACGGTCGATAGGCGATGGATTGATTATCATGTAACCACCGTTATCAACAATCGCGTGCAATACCCCTGAGTCACTGTTAACCGGGAGCCATTTCCAGTCGCTTTTCATCCCACCACCTCAAAATGTAAGCCTTCGATAATCAGGCCACCGTTCGCATTCATCGTGCGCTTGCCCATGAACTTATCCCGAACCTGATCCCAATCAGCCCAGTCCGTGCGCTCTGTCTCCCACACCCCACGATAGTCACGATGGATTGCGTTATAGGCAGCTAAGGTTATTTGTTTCATGCCACCACCTCATCATCATCCAATGAGTAGCCCTTGGCCTTCAGGGCATCTTCAACTTGCTTGGGCAACACAGCCACACCGTCGTAGTCGATCAAGTTCTTGCCCTCAAACCAGAGGCCGCCCTCGGTGCCAGTGGTGTCATTCTGAAAGTACCCGTAACCAGCCGCTGTGTCGATCTCGATTGTGTGCGTGGCGGTGCTCAGGTTTAAGTCGAATTTGTAATCTGTCATGTTCGTTCCTTGGGTCATTAAGTTGGTGGTTTTCTTGTCCACAACCGAATAATACAGGAATACTCAACGGTTCATTCAATATCGAGTATTAATAAACTACATTTTCTCAATATATAAACCCTAATAGGGTAAACCCTATGTTTAATAGCGGTGTTAGGGTAAACCCTTGGTTTTGCGTTAGTAGTTAGTAAGCGTTAGTAAGTCGGTTTACGAACGCGATTTTTGGCAGAGGGGAGGTGCTAAGTAGTTGTTTTATATATATAATATATATATCTATATATATATATATCAATACATATTAGTACGTTAGTACACCCCCATACATTTCTCATTTTCTTTCCTTTTTTAATTTATATCTATTAGACCCCCTACAAATTTACGAATATTGAGCTTTTTTAGGTCAACTTTTCAAGTATAGCTAGCGATCAAGAGGTTTTTTGCATTCGTAAATCGCATACTAATCAAATTACTAATTACGAATCCTCTTTTTGCCCCAAGGATCAGCCCACAATCCATGCGTTGAGTTTTCAACAACGAATAGATAAAATTGAGGTAATCACAACAAACAGCCAAAGGCCACCATGTCAGGCACTCCATTGATTACCGCACCCAAGCCCCCGTCAGAGGAACGCGAACAGGCCAGAGTCATCAAGTGGTCGCACCTGGTCGCCACCCGATCCATGATGCCCGAGCTTCGATGGCTGTTCCATGTGCCTAATGGCGGCAAGCGCACAGCTCTGGTTGGAGCACAAATGAAAGCGATGGGTGTCAAGCCCGGTGTACCGGATCTGCTTCTGCCCGTTTGGCGCGAAGGCAGCGCAGGACTCGCGCTGGAAATGAAAACAGCTATCGGAAGGCTCTCAACCGAGCAAAACGACTGGAAACACCACTTTGAGAGCGAAGGCTGGCAATTCAGGGTCGCTAGATCGGCTCAGGAGGCGCGAACGATCCTCTGTGCTTACTTGGGTATGGCTGAATCTACCGCCCCGCCACTGGCCTCTTAGGGATTCTATGACCATCC